TTTGAAAGAGTCTTTGCATCATTCATAGCTTTAATATCAATGTATTTATATACTGTAATTTTCTTAGTAATTTCTTCAACAAGTTGATCTACTTTTTGGGTCTTTTCAAAGCGATATGGATTATCTTCGTCTTCACCTTCATAAGGACTCTTGAATGATAAACCTTCCTCAGATGCTCTATAATATAATGAAGCAAAACTTTTAACACTTTGAGCAATTCGACTTCTAACTTCTTGAACAAATGCACCTATTTTATCAACATTGCCTTCTTTAATAAATTTAGAATATTTAACATGAAATTGTTTTGCTAAATAATATAAAGCATTAGGAATTGTTTTTTCTCTATAAAATAAATGACTTTTATTAAGATGCTCTAATGTATATTTGAATGTATCTGGATTACAAAATTTCATTTGAATATGCATCCTGTTCGTATACATTCTGATTGTATGAAATAAAACTGTATATTGATAAGCTAATTGGTCTTTTTCATCGAGAAAATATTTCATAATGAAAATGGTCAACATAGTCACAGGATCCTTGTGGAGAAGGAATTTGCCCCATTTAGTATCACCCCAGAATCGTTTTATAAATTCTTTAACATCCTTTTCAGTTAATCCAGTATGTTTATATAACTCATATTGAAATTTATGAAGAGTCGGATAATAACAAGGTTCTGATAATTTAGTCAATTCGCCTGCAACTGTCTTGACGATTGCCTTTCTTAGAGCAACTTTGTTAATTTTGGACTTATCTAAAAGTTCTTTCATATAATTTTATCCTAAATGACTAAGATTGAAATATCTGATTCCTCAAAAAATACATACTCCGGTCCATATTCTAATAACTCTTGTTCAGTAAATTTATTAATATCATAATCAAAGAAGATATTAGATTCAGGTTTTGTTAATCTTAAATGATCAACACCTTCTAATCCTTGAACAACATCTGTAATTTCAGATCTAAATATTGAAATATTTGATCCAAACCTTCCAGAAAATGCATTAATTAATGCTGTCTTAATTGAATTTGATAAGTCAGTATCAGTCCCAGAATATTCCTTTGTTTTAATTACTTCAATTTCTAATTGCAAAGGAATTGTATAATTAGGAACAATCCAACCTGTAATTGCAAATACATACTTCAATCCTTTATTTTCAACATAAAGCATATCATCTGTGATTGGTTGTACATAATGCCATAATACAGCAGTTGAATCAATACATTGGGCAATTTGATGAGTCTTACCCTCAAAATCTCCAGTCGCATTAGTCCCAACAATATATCTATCTCCTAAATCAGTAACAATAGGAGGAGTTGATATGATATCAATTACAGCTGGTTTAGTCGCAATATTATGTTGCATATTATTCATTGTGCCAGTTGTATTTGTAAATTTTATATTTGCAAAATCAGTTAACATTCTCTGACCTGAAAGTGAAATATTTTCCATCATCTTTTGAAGAACTAATAATTCAAAATCTCTCTGAACTATCCCATCATAATATTCTTTCTGAACAACAGGAATATCATATATTGTTATATCTGATGAAGTTGAATCAATTGTTAAATTAGATAACATAAAATCATCTAATTCTTGTCTGAATATAAATGATGCTGAATAACGACATACTTGCTGAGTAGTATTACTAATTGTAAATAAACAATTTATTTCTCCAGCTGTTAAAAGAGTATATGGATCAAATGTATATTCAAATTTCTTTTCAGATGAATTGTTTGTCATATTATAAATTGAACCAGTTTCAATTATTTGTAATTCACAAGTTGTTGTTGCATAATCAAGTTCATCTGTAAAATAATTTAATTCAAAAACTGCTTTATCAATATCTCTTTGAATTAATAATGAACTTGCAGCAATATTGTATACAATCCCATAACTTCTAACTAATGTTGGGACTGTATAAATTTCATACATAATATAATGATAAAATGCTGATCCATTTATTAAATCAGTTGTCATATCAAATAAAGTAATATAATCAACTCCATCATCAGCAATGATTGTTCCTCTTGGAATATACTCTTGAGTTGCAGGTATTGTATATTTAACATTTCTTGAAGGAACAACTTCATTATTAAAATTTAGAGAAGTAAATATTGATATTTCATTTATTTTAATATCAGATCTTTTCAATATAGGAATTGAATTAGGTTGAATTGGAAAATCTTTGATTATGATATCAGTACTTTCATAATCAGATTCAGAAACAAGTCTATTCAATGCAGTCAGACTAACAATTGAATTTTTTCTGATTGTTTCAGTATCTTCTTCATCTTCTCCATTTACTGCTGGAGAACCATTTGTAACATCATAATCAACAATTTGTCTTACACTTGAAACTGAATTAACTGTATATAATCTCGGTCCATTTACAATTGTTCCTGATATTACATTCCCATCATACCCAAGAGTTTCTTGAACAGTTACTTTTATTGTTGACCCTGGAATAGGTTGAACTCCGATCAAACCATTCCCAAAATATAAACGTACTCCATCCGATGTTCTTCGATAAACATACCCAAAATCATTTGAGTCCATTAAATATACACTATCGAATTGACTGTAAGTTCTCCATGAAGTCCCATTTGGTTCTCTGACTTCAACTAAAACATTAGAAACTTTTCCTGATATTGGAACATCAACTGTAATGAATTGATATTCTTGAACATCTGAATCAACTTGAAATTCTTGCTCTGATAATTCATATTGTCTTACAGGCAATACAAATGAGAAATCCATATTTGCAGTCGTATCAATTGAAACAGGTAAATTATAAATTTTATTACCTTCAACTACAATTACTGATACAGCAGTATTATTTGTAACTGTGATATCAGTTTTATAATAGGTTGAAAATGATATTCCATCTTGTGTACTAAATTTAGATTGTTCATCAATAGTAAATGTTGCATTTGGATCTTCAAATTCAAGTGGGATTGTAATCAATAAGTTTGTTGTTGAATATTTAGCTTCTCCTGGTGTATACCCAATAAATGCTGCTAAATTTAAAACTGATTCAGGTAATAGAGCTTTGGTCATAAAAAATTCACGATAAACAGAACTTTGATAAAATAATATATTACTTGTGAGTGTAGAGAATAGGTTTACAATAAAAGATAGGAAAGATGTTTTTGTAAGGTCAACATTTTCAAGTTCAAGATAATATTGAATTTGCTCTATTATCTGACTTCTAATCTCATCACGCGATGAATATATTTGATTAGAAATAGTCCCTTTATCATAATTTGTAGCCATATTTAATATCCTTTAAATGAAATATAAACCTGAATTAGGATCAAACACTTCAGTTATATTACTATTGAGTTCATGATTTTTAACTAACATCCTTGATAAAAATGTTGCTTCATTCAATGGGTAAATCTTTTTTGTATAATCAAAGAATACAAATAAATTTGTAACTTGTTTATCAACTTGTTCAGTTGTTTTACTTTGAAATTTTTCAACCTTCAATTTATAAAATGTTTTACCCATATTTGTACTTGTTTCTTTTCCAGTTACAATAAATGTAGGATAAATATCATTTGCAGTTCTTAGATAATCTTGCTCCATTTTAACAACATCACCTTCATATGGTTCAATCCCATATGTACTTGGAATAACCAATTCACAATTTCCTTCTTTAATCAAACCAATCTCATTTCCATCATATGCGGTATTAATTTCGGTAATAAAGAATACAGGAAGGATTAAATATTTGTTAAATTTGATACCGGTTAATTCTCCAACTCTTTCATATGCTCCATCAATAAGATTAACATTATCCCAAATTGTTTTTTCAGTATCAATATTATAATAGGTAGTTAAAAAAGCAATTGCATGTTTTGAATAGTAATCATATATGAGATTTTGATAGTCGTGGATGTACCAGTAAAGTCGGGAATATAACTGATGCATGCTTTAATCTCCTATAAATAAAAATTTATTAATATCTTTAATCAATTGATTATATGTTGGGATATAATCTTTATATCTTATAAAAGACCAACCTAATGATTCAAGATATGATTGTCTTTCATTATCTTTTTTAGAATCTTGATGCCAATATGCACAATCATATTCAAATGCTATTTTTAATTGAGGAATAGCAATGTCGATTAAAAATAATCCATTGACTGGATAATTTAATTTAGCGGTTGATATAATTTTCTTTATTAATTCAAATAATTTAATTTGTGGTTTTGAAATATCTGTAATAAATGAAGCAGCATGAACTGCACCTCCATTTAACATTTCTTTTCTTTTCTTTTCAAAATTCTTTTTTGCTTTATTAGATTTATAATATTTTTGTCTGCCTTCATGGTAATTCATTCTTGTTTCTGGATCTTTCCATGCTTTTTTCATTGATTTACTTCGTTTTCTTTTTGAAGATGGATCATTAATAACTTCTTTTAATTTAATTATTTCATTTTCGTCTTGATATTTATTTTTCATCAATTTAGATATTTCAGGTCTTCTTTTATTTTTTCTTTCTTTACTCAATTTCTTTTTTTGTTGTATTCCTATCTCAGTAGACCAATAATGATTAGCATGGCATTTTTCAGAGCAATATTTTAAATACCCTTTATTTATATTATAAAAAGTTGTATGATTACCACATATACATTTTCCCTTAGGTTGTTTCATATATGTAAGATAATATGTTTCAGCATCTATTTTATGAATGAGTTTTATATGAATTGCTAAACCTCTATCTGAAAATTCTTTATTACATAAAAGACATTTCATTTTCCAATCCTTTTCTCTCTATCTTTTCTTATTGCTCTTTCCAATCTCATTTTAGCTTCCATTTGCTTTTTACGATAATTAGTCATTAATGATCTTAATTTCTGTCTACATTTGATTGGTTTTTTAGTGTTATCACATTTTTTATATTGAGTTGCAATTGCAGCAGTAACTTTTGTTAGAGATTTTAATTTACATTGTCGATAACAAAGAGATTTATTATCAATATCACTTCGTTCATGACATTGTTTTTGACAATCATGATCATATGAATCAATTAAGAAAGATGCAAGTTGTTGTAAAATTAATCCTCCTGGCAATACAACTGCGGCAAC